AAGATTTATAAAGTAAATCAAAAACTAAGATACATGCTTGTTAATAGTGATACAGATGTATACTTTATTACAGCTAGAAAGTTTAGACCTGCAACTGAAAAAATGATAAACAATATTCTAGGTAATAGAGATAATGTAATGTTTTGTCATCTAGCTACTAGCAGTCCAGATGTGGATAAGTTTAATAAGATAGCTTTTCTAATGACTGATATACCTTACGATAAAGGGTGTTTCTTTGATGATAATAAGGAAACTAGAGAACTGGTATCTATATTAGATGAAGTAGACGTATTTGACCCTACTGTTTTATTTGAAGATAAGATTGGATAGATTTAATAATGAAAGTTAAAAAGACTGAATATACTCTATTAGAAAAACAATTTGAGTTCCTGTTCGGAGTACCAAAAGAAAAGTTGAATAACCCTACAGGTAAAATCTATAATGACATTTCATGTTATTATGGTGGTATGGGTGCTGGTAAAACTTTTTGTGGTTCATTAAGAGGTCTAACTTATGCTCTATTGTGGGATGGTTGCAGAGGCTTGGTAGGTGCGAAATCTCAGGACTTGCTAGATAACACTACAAAGAGAAAGTATATCGAACATATGGAGAATATAGGACTTCAAGAGGATGTGCACTATTGGTGGTCGGATAGAAGGCAGACACTTAACTTTGTAAATGGTTCTGTAATCCGTTTCAAAACTTTATCTGACTGGCAACAATTCATGTCAGAGGAATTTGCTTGGATTGAATTTGAGGAGGCTTCCTTCTTAGAGGAGATAGTATTTATTAAATTACTTACTCGTCTACGTCAAGCAAAGAGAGAAAGCTGGAGAGGATTCCATAGGTCATTATTTATGCACACTAACCCTCAAGGCAAGAGAGGTTGGATTAATAAATTCTTTGTAAATCCTAAGACTAAAAAAGAAAGCTATAGGTTTATTAGTGCTTCTACTAGGGATAACCCATATCTAGGTGATGAATACGTTGAGATGTTAGAAGAAGCATATTCAGCAGAACAAATCAAAGAAATGGTTGATGGTTTAGACGTTGACTATGATAATACTGTAGCGTTTCCTGATTTCACTACAGACAATATAGTAGATGATTTAGAATACGACCCTAACTATCCATTAATACTAACATGCGACTTTAACTATAACCCTATGTGTTGGTATCTAATGCAAGAGGTAAACGGAACTTGGCATGTACTAGAAGAATTAATCAGAAGTAACATAACTACTAAAGAAATGTGTCAACAGATTCAACCTATACTAGATATGTATAAGACTAAAAAATTAGTAGTTATGGGCGATAGTCATGGTAGAGATAGAAAGACTAATGGTTCAGATTATGCAGTAATGCTATCCCACTTCTCTGATGCAGGTTATGACTGCACATTAAGAGTACAAAAAGCTAACCCATTAATTAAAGATAGATTGGCTGTACTTAGAGGACACATTAGAAATGCTAAAGGTGTAAGGAGATTAAAAGTTAAATCAACTTGTAAATGGTTAATTTATAACTTTGAAGAATGTGTAAACCAATTAGCAAACGGAGGCTTAAAACTTCCTACAGATTCTGAGATTCAACAAAATGATAATAAACGATATTTAATTCACCCTATAGATGCTATCAGTTATCCAATGCACTATTTAAGCAGTTTAAGAGCTATAGCAGGGGAGCAAGTATCATTGTAATTGTAAACAAATATTTACAATACACTTGAATTTAGAATCAAGATATATTATAATAGAAATGTAACTATATTAATAATAAGAATTTACTACGGAGGATAGATTAAATGTCTATTGGCGAAAACATCACAACCAAGCAACAATGGTATGACCTCAATAAATACAAAGATGAGGTTCAGGCATTCGTGCTACAAAAGAAAGTCGAACTCAACGTAACCTCTGAGATGTCTAAAAATTATGACACTCTATATCGTATTTGTTACGCTGGTGGAACTGAATCAGATGTGGAGAGATTTCCGCATGCAGCAGAAACATTCAGAGTTTACAAAGCTGCGATTATTGAAAGTTCTCTAAGTGGCTATTCAGCATTATTAGAAGCTACTGGTAGAGATGGTTACTCAGTATTGCAATCACCTAAAGTAAAGCAAGCTATGACAGAACAATTTAAAGGTATGTCATTATTAGAAAAAATATCTGGAGATACTTTAGATGACTGGTGCTTTAAAGGTGAAGCAGTATCTTATATTAAATTAAAAGAAACTACAGAACAATACAGAGTTAAAGAAACTATTGAAGATGCAACTACTGGAGAAAAGCTGATGTCATTCAGCATGAAAGAAGGGGTTACTTATCAAGATTTAGAAATTGAACGTATTGACCCATTAGATTTCTTTGTAGATGCTATTGACTATGCAAAAGACCCTATCGGTTGTACTAAGATTGTAAGACAGTATATTGATAGTAAAACATTATTATCTTCGGATGCTTACCCATTATTAAGCCATGAAGATAAAATAGATATTATTAACAAATCTGGTAGAAATGGTGTTGGTAAAACATTCTTCCATTGGCAAGGCACTAACTCAACTACTACCTACAATAAAACAGATAAAGACCAAATTGAAGTTTATATCTTTGATGGTGATTATATCACTAATGATAATAAACTTTTATCAAATATTCATGCCGTTGTAGTAAATAATAGAATCGCAAGTATTAGATATAATACAGTTAGTACACAAAGAATTATCTATGCTTGTTATAAAATGGATAGACAAACTCACAGAGGTATTTCACCTCTAGCTTGTACTATGCCAGTAAATAATTTAATTAATAAAGTCGCTGACTTATTTATTAAGAACTTGGAAGATACATCTGTTCCATGGATGTTGTGGTCTAAAGGTTCATTCTCAGCTCAAGAGGCTAAAGAAGCTAGAAGAAAGAAAGAGATTGAATACAATAGTCCTGATGGTGCTAAGCCAGAGTTCTGGATGCCACCACCAACTAACCCAGTAGGTCTACAACTAATGGAATTAATCCTTACTCAAAACAAAAACGTATTAGGATTAAATAACTATCTATCTGGTGATACTACAGGTTCAGTAAGAACAGCAGAAGAATCAGCAATCTTATTCCAAAAAGCTAATGCTAGAATGAGAGTAGAAACTGACGTATTCAGTTATAGATTCATGTTACCATTGTTTGTATCGTTCTATGCGTTCAATAGAGAATTAGCTCTAGCTTATGATAACGCATTAGACCCTATTTATAAAGACCCTAAATTAAAAATTAGTATTTCAACTAATGCTTCTAAAGCAGATAGAGAAGGGGAACTACAAAGATTAATGAGCATGTTGAATTTACCAATCGCTCAAATGATTTTCTCTAACTTGAACCCTGAACAAACAGTATTAGCTGTGAGATACTTAATGGCTAAAGCTCAATTAACAGATGGAGATAATTTATTGCAACTTATCAACGCAAATGGCGAAACTCAAGTGCCAGAGGAAGGCGATGAAGATGCAATAATAGAAGTACAAGATAACGAAAATATCAATAAAGATATGAATAGTATTGACAATAGTATTAATTAGTAAATTATTAAATTAACATAGGAGATTATTAAATGGAAATGGCTAACAACAATGAAGAACAAGCAAAAAACTTACAAGAGCAAGAGGCTGTCATCGAAATTGACGTTACGGATGAAGCAGCTCAAGAGGTCGTTGAAGATGATGCGAAAGTTGAAGATGTGTCAGAAGAAACTGAAAAATCTGAGCAAGAAAATGAGAAAGAAAATGATTCTGTGGCTGATGACGTACAAAAAGAGGTTACAGAAGATGAGTCTGTAGAAGATACCGAAGAAAAGAAAGAGGAATCAGAACCAGATGAGCAACAACAAGAATCAACAGACGAAGGCGACACTAAGGCTGACGATACAGATGATAGTGTTGATAAAGGAGAGATTGAAGATGTTGCAGATGAGCCATCGGACAAAGAAAAAGAATTAATGGCTCAAATCGAAGCATATAAAGAAGCGGAAGAAAATCAGAATAATATTAGAGAATTTGTAGAGCTATCTAAAAATATTTCTAATAAACTTGTAGAAGTAAAAGATGCTATTGCGAATGAAGTATCGAGAGTGGCTAAGCAATATAACATTCCTACAGATTTATCAATGGAGGAATTAGAAAAACAAGACCCAACAAAAGCAGAGATTGCTAAAAACTTAGTAGCTCAAGCTAATCAAGCTCTAAGTAATATTGAAAACGAATTAGCAGCGACTAAAGAAAGTAAAGCTAAAGATATATTATTTAAAAGAGCTGAACAAATGTTCAAAAAATACACTCTATCTAGCGACCAAAAAGCTATTGCCGCAGATACATTTATTAAAATTATGTATACAACAGGTATTGATGATTTAGATGAAGATTTGGCAGCTAAAGTTAAATTATCAGTAGCACAAGCTAAAATGGATTCTCCTGATGTAGTTGAAGTTACTCAGGTTAAAGAAGAAGTTAAAGTAGAAGATGTGCAAAATGAAGAAGTAAAAGAAGAACAAGCTCCTGCAGTAGAAGAAAAAGAAGCTGTAGAAGAAGAAGTGGAAAAAGCAGAGGAACAAAAACCTGACTTATCAGAATTTATGGAAGGTATTGAAGGAAGTGCTGCTAAAGCATCAGATGTAAATGCTGATAATGTGCTAGCTAAACTTAACGCTCTGCCATTCAAAGAAAGAACTAAATTCTACAAAGAAAATATGGACTTAATTAACGAAGCTATGAAAAATGCTAGAGGAAATCTATAATAATGACTAGATTTAGAAAAGTATTTAAAGCTACTAGAAAAGCTATAAAAGAAGAAATAGCAGAGGTTAAAAATCTCACTATTACTGAGGATGATACTACACAAGCTAAGGTTATGAGAAAAGTTATTGTCGCAGCAGCTAATGCTTATGGAGTACCAATCCCAGAGAAAGTACAGGAAGTTTTAGATAAGGCTTTAGCCTACATATTGAGAGATGCTAAAGATGGATTAAAAACCCCTGAAAAACTATTAATCAAAAGAATCATTGATAATATAAAAGACGATTCTATTTAACATTTTATTATTTTTAAATCCTAGCAAGTGGCTAGGTCAGATGTATAACCGCTATGGCAGTAAGTGAATTAATCATGGTTATTGGTGGTAGGTCGAAACATCTGTAGATTGAAAACAAATTTAAGGAGAAAAGAATTATGGCAATTCCAAACGTAGGTCAAGACCCTTCAATGGAAGTGGCTTTGGCTACCAAAATGCAATTAGTATTAGACCAACCAATGTCTGATATTTCTACAAAATTAGTAAACAAAGACTTTGAAGGTGATTTCTTCAAAATCGGTGATACTGTGTCTATCGTTAAACCAGTTCCTGAATCTATCGCTGTAGAAATCGGTGAACTAAATGGCAACGTATTAGCATCAAACGCTGATAATGTAGGTCAAGTTGGTAAACAAAAAGATGAAAGATTAGTAGCTACTGATGCTTCTTTCACAAAAACTACTTTGCAAATTGACAAATATGCAAAATACGCTTTCATTCTTTCTGACATCACTAAAGCAGAAGGCAAATGGAACTATGAATCTGGTAACTTAGATTTAGCTGCTCAACAAATGAGAAAAATGCACAACGTATTGACAGCTCAAGCTATCGTTACTAACGCAGAAATCAGAGCACAACAAGTTACAGAAGGTCTAAAATTAGGTACTCCAGCAGCTCCTATCCAATTAGCTAATGCTGATGAACTATATGAAAAAATCTTAGTTCCTATGCACTCAGCTCTTTACGATAGAGGTGCTATTACTGCAGACGGACAAATCACTTATGGTTCTAACCCTCAAGAAGGTAAGGCTACTAAAGGTGCTATGTTCCTACCTGCTAAAGCATATAACTGCTTCTTAACTTCTAAATATTTCACAGACCGCTCAACTACTGCTGCAGACGACAAAGTTGCTACAGCTAACGTAGCTAAAGTTTTAGGTTTAGAAGTAAATGTAGAACCTGCTCTAGACCCTAAAGCAAAAAGACACGTTACAGTTGATGGTATCGCAGAAGATACATTAATTATCGTTGCTGGTACTTCAAACTGTGTAACTCGTGCTAACAAAGTTCTAACTCCAGACTCTTTCCGTTCTCACACTAGATTCGGTACTGAGTTCCATGGTTTAGAAATCTTTGGTGAAAAAGTATTTACTCCAGAAGCTGCAGTTGTAGCTTATATTAAATTACCTGAATAGTCTGGGATATAATAAATACTT